TTGCTTCGTCGATCAGGCTTTGATTCTGTCGGAATTTCTTCAAAAAAATCCACTTCGGCACCGCCGATGTCTTCTTTAGTCAAAGTATTCTTTGTTGTATTCTCTGCTCTATTACACGAAAGCGGGAATCCCTCCGAGGCTAGGCGGGAATCCCGCTTTGGCTCTGAAAGGGCCATGATTGCGGCCAGAAGCGCGGCCTGATTCACTCGATACCATTTGCGGTGGTTCACCCTATCGTAACGCTCTTGCCAGAAGCCAGATGCGCGCAGTTTCTTGCGCGCAGTTTCCTGTTCATCGCGCGACATTCGCGTTTCCTCAGTCCATTCCTCGCGCGACTTGTAAAACCACCCTCCATCGTGCTTCGTTCGTTTGCTCCAATAAATCGCCTGCGAGAGCATCAGCGCGGCGGTGATTGAGCCGGTGAGATCGACAAGCGGAGCGTGAAATGCAATGGGCCGGTCGAGGAGATCGTAAATTGTCATTTCGTGCCCTCGATTGCGATTGCTGCGATGAAACGCTCGATCCACGCGATGCGATTTCTGCGAGTTGTCGCGCCTTCGGGATTCGTCCGTGCGTTGCGCTCCACCCATTTGACGTTCACGCGAAGCATCCGATCCAATTCGTGAAGGCAGAGTTCTTTTTCCGTCATTTCACGGCGAGGGATTTTTTGCTGGCACATCGGGCAAGCCTTCCATTTCCCCGGCAGTTTCGCACCGCAGCACTCGAAGGAGTTTCGTTTGTATTCGTTCATTTTTGCAAAGTTGCCCCGCCTGCGTTCATCCCGGCTCGAAAGAGGCGCGGCACAGGCGGGGCGTAGAAAGGTTGGTTCACCGGATGAAGTCGGCGCGTCGCCGTGATTGGCGACGCGGGGAGTATTGCACCGGCACGGCGCGCTGGCAAGGGGATTCTGCCGTAGCGGCTTTTTTCGACTACGGTGCGCCGAGCGTAAGCGTCGCAAGCCACCGTCAGCCACCGTCAGCCGTGGCGGATTACTGTCAGCATTACGGAACGAATGTCACGCACAGTCACGCACAGTCACGCACAGTCACGCTCCCGTCACGCCTCAGTCACGCCGGGGGATTCTGCCCGCCCCGCCATTTGGCAAGGGCGCGCACTGAAATCGTGCAAGCGGTGTTTCATCGCGCTGCGTAGCTGCCCCGCAACTCAACACTTTACGCACGGTCTGAAAATACTTTGAAAAAATGCTTGCGCGCTTTCAAGTGCGGGCCTAGCTTGTCTCCAACGCAAGGCACCACGCCGAGCGGCAACAACCCGACAAACCCGACAAAATGAAATACACCACTCAAAACAAACTCCGCAAAATCGCCCGCCGCGCTGCCAAGGTTGGCCTCACCGACGCGGCCATTACTCGCATGTCGTTTTACCAAACGATTTCGCAACTGCGATTCGCGGCGCGTCGCAATCCGCGCGTCAATATTTCGGATTTCACGAATTACGGAAAGCATTCGATGACCCCGATGGAATCGCTGGCAGAGTTCACCGCCGCCTAATCCCTCACCACTTCATCAAATGAAATTCGCATCACCAAAACACACGCGGCAGGAAATCGTCTCTCTCACGGCGCAATTCGGCTATGCGTTTGAAAAAGCTCGCCTCGTTATTCTGAAATATCGCAAGGCATGGCGCGAGCACGCCACGTATCGCGCCGCCATCGAAAACCAGCTTGCGGCATGGGCCGAAAAGCACGGCACGCGCCCCGTCATGTATTCAGTCGCCTAATCCCTCACCACTTCCACCATGAGCCTCACAATGACACCCCGCGAACAGCGCGAACATCTTTTCGCAATCCGTGAACAGGATGCGCCTTCACCATACACCCTCGCACGCACTCCAGCCATGACATCCGATTCTATTCTCCTCGCCCAACTCATTGAAGCCATGTCCCGCCGCTCGGCGTCTGGCGAACTCTACACAGCCCGCGAAGTGCTGTGTCATCTGCGCGGAGCCGCTGACATGCACGACCCGGCGCTCAGCGCCAAGATTGGCGCATACCTCGACGAAAGCCGCGCGGCGCACATTGCGCTGATTTGCAAATGAGCACTCCAATCAACAACGGCGGGCCTGCGTTCCCGTGCGAGACCTACGGGCATCGCAACGGCAAAGAAACGACCATCCCGACCAACGGCATGAGTCTGCGTCAGCACTTCGCAGGGCTGGCAATGGCCGCGCTGCTGAGTCGCGAGGACACCATCGCCAACGGCGCGGAGGAGTTGATGCACCGCGAACTTGCACGGCTCGCATACCAGCAGGCCGACGCCATGATCGCCGCAGGGGAAGCAAAATGACACGCGGCGGCAAACGTCCCGGATCAGGCCGCAAGCGCAAGCCGCGCCCCGTGGCACTGTGTATGCGCCTTTCGCCGGAGTTGCACGCCGCTTGGCTCGCGCGGAAGGGCACGACCAGCGGGCCGAAACTTCTCAAACACCTACTCGAATTATGAAAACCGCTGAAGAACGATATTTCCAACAGGGAGAGGAGGACGAGACATTGCATCTACTGTATTTAGCTAATGCCATTCAAGAGCAATGTCCTACACCTTGGATCCCGGTGACTCTAAAAGGAAAAAGTATGCTTGATTCCGCCATTCAGCGCGGATTCGAGCCAGACATGGAAGTCATTGATTATATGGTTAAAGTCATGCGAGCGCATAACCAGTAATTACACGACCGAAACCGATACACGAACAACGAAAATGGCCGCTAAAAAGAAGCCCGATGCCGCGCAGGATGCGGTGCAAGAACTCGCCGCGCCTGCCGTGCTCAAGCGGCTGCAAATGGACGCCGCGAAATTCTCCGCGCAAATTGACGACGCGGAGGCTCGGCTCGCCGCGCTCGGCGAACTCAGTCCAAATGCGGCGGAAACGAAGGACAACCGCGAGCAAATCGCGCGGGTGGAGTGCGAACTCATCACGGCACGCGACAACTTCGGCAAGACGGCCAAAATCCTGCTGGCCTATGATCGCGGCGTGGCGACTGAGCGGAAGGATGGCGAAAAGATCAGCGTGGAGGAAGCGCGGGAAATCTTCGCCCAGTTGATGCTCACAATTGACCTCGCCCTCGAACAGCGAATCATCGCAGATGCCCAAAGCGCGGCGCTGTGCGACTCGCCAGAGGCTTTTCACAAGGCGAGTGCGGATAACTGGCGGGCCGCGAAGGACGGGGCCGTGGCGAGCGCGAAGGCAGATTCCGTGCTTCCCAAGTGGTTGACGGTATGAATGCCTACACACGCGAGCGCAACGCCTTTTTTCTCAGGCCTGATGGAAGTGTTTTCCGCCGAATCATCACGGAGACGGTGCGTGTTTTGCCGAGCGGCGAGCATGTGATTGAGGCGCAGCCTTGGCAGTGCGTAGGGCCATCAGACCTATTGCTATCGGTGGAAATTGAAGCCACAATCCGACGCGAGGAAGTCGCCGTATGAAAAGGTATTGGAGCGCGCAGCAGCCCCGCGAAATGACGGCGGACGAGGCCAAAGAGTGGCACGCGTTTGACGCGAAATTGACACCGCAGGACATCATCGAAATGCAGACGATTGACGGTGACTGCAATGACTGCGCGCACTTCAAGCGGGGGGCGATTGTGGACAAAATCCCTGCTCTTTTTCCAAAAGGCGGCACGCTGCACCTTGGCGCTGCGAAATACTTTGAAGGCCATTGCACAAAGCTCGACAAGGTAACGCGAGCATTCCCGACTCAATACAGCGGACGAGAATGTTTTGAACATCGGCGCGCAAATTTAATCGCATGAAAACGCTCGATTTCTGCCGAAAGCACATCGTTTTCAATCGCGCAGGCTCTCCAATCACCGGGCCGTTTCGCGATGAGCAATACCCGTTTCTCAGAAAGCCATTCGCCGCCGCCGATGACATCGAATGCAAGCGACTCGTTTTTCTAAAGGCATCATCCAGCATGGGCACGGTTGCGTTGCAGTGCATCCTCGCCAAAAGAATTGTGAAGGACGTTGGGGACATCCTTTTCGTCGCGCAGTCCGACGATGACGCCGCAAAATTCAGCAAGACGCGCGGGAAACAATTCATGGCCGACATTGCAGACGCCGAGCGGCTGCTCTCGCGCGACAAATACGCAGTCACTAACAATCTCTGGCTCTACCGTGGCAAATTCGTGGCGATTGAAGGGCCGGGGGAGAACAATCAAAACTCGCAGCAAACGCCCACGGTGCTAACGGACGAATCCCATACAGAGGCATACCAGCCGGGAACGCTGGCGGCATTTGAGAAGCGCGCAGGCGGCAAATGGAACCGCAAGCTCATTCACGCGACAACCGCCGCCGATGTTGGAAAGGAAGTCACTGATTTTTACTACGAAGGGCAGCAGGATGAGTGGCATTTTCGATGCCCGAAATGCGCGAAACTGTTTGATCCGATTTGGAGTGACGAGGATGCGCTGAAAGCGAAATACAACGGGCAAAAAGTGTTTGTCTGGAATGATGCCGACGAAAGCCCGATTTGCGTTTGCCCGCATTGCGGGAGCGTATCGAAGGACACCGCGCGAGACAGGTTTTCAGTGAATCGTGATGGCGATTATGTTTCCGCGAATCCATCCGCGCACATTCGCACCCGTTCGTTTCGCTGGCCAGTTTTCGCGATGCACCCGATTTCATGGGATGGATTGCTTGCGGAGTATCGGGCTTCCGTTGTCGCGGCAAAAATCGGGAATTTGAAACCGCATGAGGACTGGATCAAGAAGCGCGAGTGCAGGCCATACGAGGCAAAGTTGCCAGATTTCGGCGACGCGAAAGGCAATCGTGACTACCGGCTCGGAGACGTGTGGCAGTCGGGGGGTGATACATTGCGTGTCTTATCCTGCGACCCGCAGGCGGGCAAGGCTGGCGAACCCGCGCACCGGCACGCGCTTGTGACGGAATGGGACAGGCAGGGCAACTCCCGGCGCGTTTGCTACCGGCGAATTGACACGGCGGCGCAGCTTCACGAAATGGCGGCGGAGTTTGGCGTGAGCGAAGGCAAGCCGGGCACAAATTCGCACGTCATCATCGACAGCGGGCACGAACCCCGCCGCACGTTTCGGGAGTGCGGGCAGTTCGGATGGTATGCCTTCAAGGGATCGGACTTGCAGCAGTTCCACGCCGTCAAGCAGGGCATCGGCGCGGACGCGATGAGCGTCACTCATCCAATGCCGTATTCGCAGCCAGAGCCGCAATCCGGCGTCGTCGGAGAGGCACTGCCAAAAAGCGCGCGCAAGGTCAAGGTGGGCCGTTTGCCGGACGGGTGGGCATATTGCATTACGTCGCACAATCCAGAACTCTACGGATACCTCTACGCGCTCATCGCGGGCACTTCGGGCCGCTATTTCGGCATCGCGCAGGACATGCCGGAGTGCTACGTGAAAAACATGCCGGGCTTCATGCCGTTGATCGAACCGGACAAGAAAACTGCGACGGTGAAGAAAATCGTGTGGAAAAAAATCCGCGAAGATCACTATTGGGATCTCGAAGTTTTAAGTTTGGTCATCGCCATTCGCAGCGGCTTCTTCCCTCTCGGCAAAGAATCCGAGATTGACACGCCTCCCGCGCCCGTGTAAATACACGGCAAACCATGCCATCTCCGCAACGACTTTACCGCCATTATTCCACGCCCGATTTGGCGGCTGCGTTTGCGAAAGCCAAGGCGGAATTGGAGGAGTGCTGGCAGTCTGTTGGAGGGGGCGCAAAGAGCGGCACAAAGGCGATCACGGATGCCAAGCTGAGGCTGCATGAGATCAACGCGGAAATGGATTTTCGGGCGGGCATTGTGACGACGAAGAAAGTGAACATGGATTTAAGCGGATACAAATGAGCAAGCGCAACCGATACCAGAAACGCGACACGGCAACCCTTGAGCGGTCAACGCGCAGCGGCCTCGCGCTCGCTTCGATGGCAAGCTATGACGGCGCGATGCCCGACAAGACGCGGATGATGTCGAGTCGCATCGGCACGAACCCCAACTCGGCATACGCGCAGCAGCAGCGCGTGACGCTTATGTGGCAGGCCGAGGACTTGGTAAAAAACTCAGACTGGGTTTCCGTTTGCTATTCGCTGAAACAATACTGCCAGCCGATTGGCTACCTCGCGCAGACCGGCGACCCGGCGCTCGACAGCGAAGTAAACCAATACATGCGGGAAGTGATGAAACGCGGCGGCATTAACCAGTCCGCGCTTTCTGCTTTTTCGTGCGCCGCACACGTTGAAATGCCAGTGCGCGGTGATTCGATTCTGGAGCGGTATGACGACGAAACGCAGCTTCGCTTCATCGTTCGGTGCGCCGATCAAATTGGCGAGCTTTACCGCTTCGTAAATCCTGCCAGCTACGGTGCCGAGGCATTCGTGCAGCCGCCCGCGCCATCCGTGCGCTACATCGCCGGAATTTTCCTCGCGCCAAACGGGATGAATGAAGCGTTCAAGATTTACGAGCGCGGATACAACCAGACCTATCTCAACCCGCAAATCGTCCCGGCGTGCAACGTCATTTATTTCCAAGACAACCTATTCGACGGGCATCGCGGAGTGACCAAGTTTGCGCCTGCAATTCAGTCTATCCAGAAGCGGAATAAAATCTGGCAGAGCGGGATGGACAGCATGGCCATTCAGTCGAAGATTGCAGCCATTGCCAGCAACGCCAGCGGCTCGCCCGATCCGCTCGACTACGAGACGACCACAAACTCAGACGGCACCATCACCTACACGGAAAAAATGGCAGACGGTGCAGTGGTGAAATACCAATTCAGCGACGGCGACAGCTATCAGTTTATGAAAAGCGAGGCTCCCGGCCCCGCGCTTCTGCAGGGGCTTGACTACTCCGACGAGCGCACATGCCTCTCGCTCGGCTTCCCTAAGGCATTCCTGATTTCCGCACGCGACGGCGGCGGTGCTCCTACGCGATTTGACATGAGCCGCGCAGGGCGGGAAATCATGCGCCTTCGCAACGACGTGTATCTGCCGCGCTTGGAGAAAATGGCATACCTTTTCTTGATGGACGGGATCGCGCGCAAAAAACTCCCCGCCCGCGCTGGCGTGCTCAACGGGCACTGGCACTGGCCTTCGCTGCCCACGGCAGACGCATTCCGGGACGACAAAAGCGACGTGGAAGCGATGCGCGCGGGCCTTACGACGCGCACGGCAATCATCGCCAAGAACGGCGACGGCACGTTCGAGGACGTTCTCGCGCGCGGCACGCAGGAAGCCATCGCCATTGAAATTGCAACGCAGGACGCGAACCGGGAGCTTGTGCGGCGCGGATACAAGCCCACCGTGGCAGACCTGAACATCGCGCAGGACACCCCGAACCCCGCACAGCAACCGCAACCCGCGCCCGAGGCAAACAAACCGCAAGGCGAGGCTCCTGCGAACGCTACGGCGGCACTGGCATTCGACGAATCGAAATGAAGCCTATCCCGCACACGCAGATTGCAAAGCTCCGCGCGTCGCGAGACGTGCGCGCAAAGGAGCTAGCCGGGGAGCTA